CTAGTGTTTTTCATTTATTGGCAATGATCTAATCACCTTATCCATTCCTTCAATCATGCCATTTCCGTTCAATCCCTTGTACGCTTTGTACATCTCATCCCAATTTGTTAAAACGTAAGATGGAATGTAGCCTAATCTAATATACTTATCATGATATTCAATAAGTTTAACTCTTAAAAGACATTTTGTTCCTTCGCTATTTGCATCTCTAGTTTTCTTTTGCTCTTTCAAAAGCCATACTATATATCCTAATAATACCGGCAATGACACAGTATATGTAGTTTGCACAAACCATTCCACGATTTATTCTCCTACATGATTACAGTTTTTTGCTGGTTCAGTATAATTAAGTGCTCGTTCACTATCTGCCACACCCTCTGTATTTGGATCAACCACAATACCTAAGATTGCCAATACAGCGAATAAAGCATTTACAACTGCTAATAACTTATTTCCTAAATCGCCAAGATCAAGTGTATAGCCAAATACCGCTGCTACAACCTGAACTAACAATAAAGTAGCAGGAATTAAGGCTACCCAAAATGCTTTGTTTTTAATACGTGTTTCCCAGTTAATGTTTTTCATAATTTTTCCTCTTTTCTAGTTAAGTTTTATGCCATTCTAGGGCTTACTACGAAATATCTAGGTAGATCCTTACAACTTGCATATAGCGGCTGTCCGCTATCTTCCAGACATAGATAGATGATTCCATCTTCTAGGTAGTATTTATCCTTAAACACTTCCATTGTGTTTGCATATGGGATAGGATCTTCAAGCGTTCCTGCATGCTCAACGTCAATACGATCATACAGTGCAGCAGTATCAATAGATGGGAATTGATTTTCTAACACTGTCGGGATTTCTTGACGTGTTTTCCATAGTGCGCCATCATACTCAACCTGCACATCTTTTTCCAATTTGTAGCCGATATATGATTGCCAACTTGGATAACAATATGGAATAGTTGCCGCTTTCGCATCAGGAAGTGCCAAAAGAAAAGTCGTTCTAGCCGATTCTGCCATCATTTCTTTCAATATGCTTTCTTGTTTTTCTGCCATTGAAATAGGGTAAAATTCCTCTTTCTCTTCGTTAGTCAATCTAACTAAAGCACCTTCTGAAACTTTGTAGTCGAAAATACTTATATCATCAAAATCATCCTCAACTGATATTTCCGTCAATGTGTCTGCTTTTTCATAAAATAAAGCAGTGATTTTTCCTTTTTCTTCAACTCTTAAATATACTTGTCTCATAATTTCATCACCCCCAATACACAATTAACATATTAACCCTAAAAGAACCGCTTGTACTGGATATAAGCGATACATTCCACGCCCCATTGGCATAATAAGCATTAGCAGTTTTTACATTTTGTGAGACTCCATCGCCATTAGAAACAAATATTGCAGTATTCGTATTATTACTATTACTTACACCTAGGTAACTATTGACTTGTGCATTGGTAAGTAATTGAAACCACGTAGCATTATTGACAGTAAAAACAGCGCTCATCGCATACATTTTTTTAACATTACCCGGAACAATACCAGCTGGTCCTTGCGGTCCTTGTGGACCTGTTGCGCCCGTCGGTCCTTGTGGTCCTTGAGGTCCAGTAGCACCTGTTGCACCTGTTGCGCCTTGTGGACCAGTTGCACCAGTATCGCCTTTATCACCTTTGTCGCCTTTGTCCCCTTTGGGTAAGACGAGATTTAGAACTTGATTTGGCGCATCTCCGGTTATTGTCGCTGATGCTGTTTCGCCCTTTTCAACTGTACCTATCTGTATAGTATTTGCAGGGCCGGCAGGGCCTTGAGGACCAGTAGCCCCTGTTTCTCCTTGAATGCCTTGTGGACCTTGTGCTCCCACTTTTCCCTCTGGAATGGTAAAAGATAATACCGGACTTTCTTTAGTGCCGGTCATTTCCACATTTGCATTAGTTCCGGGATCTCCAGTTATTGTCTCTCCAACACTTATAGTTGGCGTAAAATCACCATTTTCTAACTTATTATTGATATCAGAAACTAATTCGTTTACATTTTTCTGCTGAGTTTCTGCTGTATCAATGAGTGATTTTATATCCTGCTCAATATTGCTATCTTTTATCCATTGATCCATAAACGCCATTACTACTTGCTGCCAAACATCATCGCTAGGCGGTAGAATATCTAATTTTCCTACACTAGCATGAACTTTGAATGCGATCGGCAGTAATACGATATTTTCACTATCTTTGGTAAGCGTGATACTCAATACTAAATATCCATCTTGAGCCATAACATTATTAGCAAGAGCAATAATACCATCAGATATTACAAGCGGAGTGCAATAATAAATGTCAGCGCACTCGATTATAGATGAGTCAAATACTCCAGCTTGTACCGTTGGCGTCCATCCTTCATAATTTTCATCTTGAACAAATTTAAGTTGAATATTATTAGAGTATTGCGCCGGTATATCGTAGGTGTCAGCTGACAAAAGCAATCCTTTCTGAGTTATTGTCGCAAAAATCATTCTTGCACCTCCATTCTTGTGTTTTCATATCCTCTTTGACGCGCCACAATTCGCCAATCAAAGACAGTATTGGGTGTACCAATTACCGAAAACGCAGTTTTACCTTTGTACGATATATTTATTCTTGCTGACAAATCATCACTGAGTGGCGTTAAAAAACACTGATATGGATAATCAGTGTTCACAGTTTCTAAAAAGATAGGATCTAATTCAATGCTGCAATAACCTTTTTCATCAGTAATTGCAGTTCCGAAATCTTCAAACACGGCATATGTAGACTCAATCGCATTCATTAAGCGATTACCGTAATTCTGCGTTTTAACTAGACGGTTTTTTGTTCCCAATACATTTAGATTTTTCAGACATGTTAAATCAGTATCAAATATTATACCTGATGTTGAAAATTGTATATTCAGCGTGCCTTTACTATCTTTCAAATTAAAAACAATAATAGAATATTCTCCTGCTATTGTTGATAAATTTGCATAGTTTGCTCCACTTGAAGAAATCATTTCAACAGAATTTCCATCAGTTTGCTTAGTAAACCTTATCCTCCCAGTATTCGACATATATATCTGCTTAGTAGCAGTTTCATTTTGAGCATTCATATAGATATTATTGCCAACAGTCAAATCTTGATCAGTTGTAATGGCAGAACCTCTTATGAAACCACCCTCAATAGTAGTACCTTTGATGAGAATACCTGTTAAAGTACCAGCAGATATAAAGTCCGCATTAAATTTTCCATCAATGGTCCATGCGCTTGTATATGGTCCATTGATTCCACTATTTGAAAAACCTATACCGTTTTTATTCATTCTAATAATATTAACGGCATCATTTACAGTAGGTTTATCTAAAATATAGATTTCCTCTGGCTGGTTTTGCTCGTTCATTCCAAATACGACATACCCGCCCTTACCACCTAATATTAACTGAGTCTGATAATCAATCATCTGCTGAATCTGACCTGGGATAGTTACATTTACGGCTTCCTGCAGTGTCTTATCAGTTGATGATACCTTATCAGTATTTCGTTCAATGACCGTATCTAGTGTAATACTTGAATTTTCCGGATTCATATACTTTTTCTCACGCTTTTTCACAATAAAGTATTTATCTAGATCATGAGGCGTAGATATTACTTTCACAGAATCACCTAGATATATCTTATCAATATCAGCATCTACCAGCGACATATCGAATGCTGTAATAGAAATACTAACTGAATTTTCGATGTTTGCCTGCAATGCCGCTTGCCCTTTTGTGAGAAGATTTTGCGGAAGTGTTACATCGTCCCATGTCTGTGTGCCATAGATCCATCCAAATAAATTTACTGCTGTTTGATCGAATATATAGTCCTTACCGCCATTTACCGATTCAATCGTCAACGGCAATTCAGTGGTGTCATCTTTAGCCCCTAAAGGGATAAGCGCTGTAATGACATTTTCTGATGAGATGTGATTTGATAGATCTAGTATATTTTTTTGAAACTCAATAGTCTGATTAGATAGAGAATCATAACTTTCTAGATAATCAAGATAACGCACTCCGTTCAGCATGCGCACTCTTAGATACCCGCCCAAACGATTAACAAGTTTATCTTGAATCACACTTAATGTATTCGAATAGTCATTGTCTATTTGATAGACGTTATCAGTAGAATTTGAAACTGTGACTGTACCAAGCTGGAAGCGTTTAGATTCTTCTACTTGTAAATTGTGTTGGTCTATGAGATTTGATAAATACTCACTGATCGTTGTGTCCTGCGTTGTATTCGGGCGAACGATGCTGTCCAGCAAATATGCTAATGAACCCTCGCATGTGAAAGTACGATTCCCAATGATATCATCATCAGTATAAAGGACTCGACCCTCAAACACTAATACATCATCTTCATATAAGGCAATACCGGGAATCAATTCTTGCGGTATATCTTTATTAGGATTAAGCGTTGGTAAAACAAATACTAGTGTGTTTGTCGTATTTACCTGTTCAGTCAAATTTATCTCCGTCGCCTTATATTCATCTGTTTCTGAATCAAATAATGTGGTATCACCATATTTCAAAAGTAATTTCATAATCGTTTCTCGCCTTTCTTATTCATTTTCATCGGTAGTGCATTGAAAGATAATATAACTTGGGCGTTGTTATAGTCGTTTTTATCAGTACTGTTAACTGAACATCTGCCTTCATAATACCAATCCGAAGCACTTACAAAACGAAGCCGCACCAACCTACCATGATATGTATTGGCTAGTTCATCAATCACTTTTTGCCAACATGGCAAAGGTTTTACAAAGCCAAACGAAAGAGTAATTGGGCGCCTATTATATGCAACTTCCCCAAAATATTCCGTCAAATCATATGATACATTTGAATACGGGATATCAATAAATGAAGTTTTGGCTGTCGGTGGTGAAATATTGAATCCTGTCAGACCTAATCCATAGTCACGCATCATTAGTTTTGATGTGTCATTCACTATTAGCATTACATCTTCTTTCATACTCCAAACCGCCCCTTTCGATTAGTGATTAACCCCATATTCTGATCGACGCCATTTGTCGTCATATATCCAACTTGTTTACCGTCCATAAAAATACCAACGTTCGCCATTGCCGCTGCTAAACGATCATAATCAATAGCAAGAGTTTGATTCATGAACGCATTACCGTGAAATAGATTTTCTATTCCCTGAATACCACCTAATGATCGCAATTTTGCATTCTCTTCCCGTGTTAATACCGCCTCTCCATAATCCAAATACGCTGGAAAATAGTCATTTGGTACAAAATCCATACCTACTTTTAATCGTGGAATCTGCGGAACCGGAAGAGGATTTTTCGACCATAATCCCAAGAATGGTTGCCCGATGATTGGAATATCAATTGATCTAATTTTGTTCAAAAGACCATTGATAGCATCGAACGGAAGTCGAATCACTTTATTGACACCATCTAAAATGCAATTCACGATGTTTTTGAAGACATTGGCGATGCCGTCAACAACCCCACTGAATATCTTTCCTCCATTAGAAAATAAACTCAGTATCGTATCCCATACACCAGCAACAATACTTGATAAAGTATTCCACACGCCACTAAATATTTCTTTTATTCCTTCCCATGCTTTTTCCCAATCGCCTGAAAAGACTCCTATTAAAAAATCAATGATACCGCTGAATAATTGCAAAATCGCATCAAAGATATTTTTTATGTTTTCAAAAAAAGTTTGAAAGATTGAAAAAATATTATTAACAGCCCCACTAAATTTATCAGACAGAAAATTTACAATATACTCGACGATTGTTGTAATGAAAGAAGAAATACTATTCCATACACTCTCAAACAGAGAAAAAGCAGCACTCCACATATCTCCCCACCATGATGATAATGCATCCCAAATTCCTTTGATAGATGCTATAACTGAATCGGTATCACCGAGCCAACCAAATAAAGCAGCGCTTACTTCCGCAAATACATTGATAATACCAGATAATACGCTAATTATCGTATTCAATACTGGGATAAGCAAGTTTCCTAATGGCACCAATAGTTTTTCCACATTGCGTTTTAATTTTTCAAATTGAGCAGACAATCCTCCACTCATAGTATTCTTCACATCATTCATTGTACCGCCGACATCTTCAAATCCTTCTCCTACTGATGTTAATGATTCAACAAACTTTGCATTTGCATCTTCTCCCATTGTTCCGAATGCAGTAGCTGCCATTGTCAGTTTTTCTTGTTCGTTTGTACAACTTCGAATATCGTTCACAATGGAATCAATGACTTCTTTTTGAGTTGCTTCCCCATTCTGCCATGCCTTAAAAACATTTTGAGTGTCTGAACTGAACTTAGTCAATGAATCCTCTATTGTTCCATCAGCAAGTCGTGTCGTTACTTCATTGATAGCATCGTTAATCTTATCAAGATTATATGCGCCACCCTGCGTGCCGTTTTTCAGCAACTGAAAATATTCATCAGCGCTGTATCCGGCTTGAGCGAATTTGCCGGCATACTCAGCGACATTATCTCCTAATTCATCAGTGTAATTTAACCCTTGTTGGGCGCCTGATGCCATTAAATCCATTGCTTGTTCAGCAGTTAGACCAAATTGTGTCATCAACTGATCTGTACCTCGCAATGTTTCATTCAGATCCATATCAAACGCATCACGCAATGTTAATGCGTTTTCAGTAAGACTTTGCAAGCCTTTTGCATCAATATCATCGAACTGCTGCTTCACACGTGCTGCCGCATCTGCTACATCATCGATTGATTCCCCGTAATTGTTGGCATAGATGTCTTTTAATACGTTTTCAAAATCACTGATTTCTTCTTTTGCTATCCCTGTTTGCGTTGCAAATTTATTGATTGCTGTTTCATAATTTGCAGCCATTCCTACACTGGCTGTACCGACCGCAGCAATTCCACCAATAATGCCTGCTTTCGCGAGCGTATCAGCCGACAATCCGATATTGCTTGCTATCTCATCAAATGATCCGGTAACAATATCTTTCAAACTTCCAGAATTGGACTTGATCTTATCAAATGCGCTTGAAAATGCAGTTGATATTTTCCCACTACTACTTTTTGCATCTGCAGTTACTTCTTTATTGTCCTGTATCTGTGCATTTGCCGCATCTTGTGATGATTTTTTTATTTTTTCTTCGGTTTTCTTAATCCCTGTTATCGCCTTGGAATCATCTGTTTCAACCTCATATACAACTTTACCATCTGGCATCAAATCACCTCTTTTCTGCCATGTTTTTTAATGTTTCAAACAGATCGAACAGATTATCTGCAAATTGTTCCTCTCGCTCTTCCTGCGTCATTTCAAGTTGGTATTCTGTTTTCAGGCGAATCAATGCAGCACGTTCTTCTGCATTGTATTTCGTCGGTGCAGGAATCGGTCTCTGTCTAATATCAATAATCTGCATGATTCTTGTATCAGCACTCAAACCGTTAAAAAGCGCTATGAATTTCCACCAGTGCAAACGTTTGCACGAAAAAAGGTCTATGCCATAACACTGCATAAACCCTGCATAAATTTCTTTTGCATCCTGCTTGAAGTCGAATGCCTTTTGTTTTTTAGATTTTTTCTGTTCATCTTGTAAAGTTTCAAAGACAAGTCGGATCATTTTAACTTTGAAGCCTACATCTTTTTTCCATGTTCTGATTTTTGACAAAAATGTGAAGAGAATATTGTACATAATTTCAAACTTTTCAATATCCTCTAAATCTTTATTTTGCAAAATATCTTGGCACATCAAAATCGTTTCAAAAGATGTACGAAAGGTATATTTTTTTCCTGCTATTTCTATTGCAGTTGGAAATTCTTCATAAAATTTCATCTGAATATTTTTCTTCGTTTTGCATTTTTCTTAAATTGCTTTATTTTAGATGATTTGTAATCATTGAACATAGGCGTTACAACATCATTGAAAAAAGGCATAACATCTAATAACATTGATACATAATCATCATCATAGAAATCTACAATATCCTTCGTACCAGCTTCGCCAAAAGTTAAGATGAATAGTGCGGTAATTGCTTCTCCTAATTTTTTAGGATCATCTAATGTCCCTTTTCTTGATTCTTCTATCAATAGGTTAACACTCCTAGATGCTTTCTTGTATTCCTGCATTTTTTTCGCAACGTTCATCTCACATTTTACTTCTAGAAACTTACCGTGATACTCAATCTGTAATGTTTCACTCAATACTTCACTTCGCTTTATTTGATACATTGTTCTACCTCCATTTTGAAAGGGAAGCGTGTGCTTCCCTTATTCTTCCGATACTGTTCCGCTCGTTAACTTTGGCTCGCCATTAAAGGCAAATTCAACACTGATAGCTGCACCGTCAGTAGTACCTCCGCTATACTCTTGAATGTTCTGCATCGTAACAGGAACGGTAACAATTGACGTTGTTTTATCATCGTTATTCGCTCGAGTAATCTGCAACTGTGTTTCTCTATTTTTCAGCAATTTGTATTTATTGCCAAAAATGAACTCTTGTGCAGCATCTCCGAGAATACGAACACCTGTTAATGTGACAACCGGCGCCATGCCTGTAACATAGTTATTGGCAAACCCTTTTTGGCAAAGAAAGAAATACTGCTGAAGCACTTCGTTTAATGCTTCTGTGATGTTGTTAAATCCGGCACAAAGCGGTGTCCATGTCGGTGCTTCTTCCACAGGAGTTGTATTGATTTCTAAAGAAATACCATATGTAACTAGTAAATTCGGTTGATTCATTTTTAATCTCCTCTCATATAAAATTTAATTCGCAGCGAACTGCCATATATCCATTGATCGTTTCCCTCACGTCCAATTAACCGCGGACTTCCGATCGTGTCTATGTCATAGATTTGAAAATTTATTGATGATGGATATTTCTTTCGCCTAGTTAATGATAGATGAATCATATTTAATGTTTCAAACACGATCATCTGATTTTCATTTTTTCCATTCAAAGCGATAATCCATTCAACAACTGCATTTTTGTCAAGGAATGCATTTGGAGACGCAGGATTGGGCAAAACGCTTATCCCATTTCTAGGAACATCTGATCCGACATAGATAGTCGAATACGGTTTAGATTCGTTCATTAAACCGATTACTGCTTTCAAAACGTCATTATAAACCGTCATTTCATTCCCTCCTTAAATGCTTTCTGCGCTGTTGCGTCAATTTCTTTTTTATGATTTTGAACACCCACTTCTGCCCATCCAGCTTGTGCGTTTGGGTTTCTATCCTTTGAGAAATGCAGATCAATACCATAATAAGCTTTTGCTGCATATTCTTTATCCCAAATTGCTTTCCCCTCTTGAGGTTTCGATGCGCTGATTGCACTTCTTTTTAGATCGCCTGTATCTTCCGGGCAATACACATTACCGTATGCGATAACTGCTTCTGTAACCTGCTCTTTTAAGGCTTGCCCACCCCTTTTGATACGTTTCGTAATAGCTGAATAATTAGTAGTTATTTTTACACTCATTAAACCATTCCCAATTCATAATGATGAGGATTACCGCAATCATCAGGAACGAGATCAACTGATTCAACGGTGTAAGTATCTCCTGCATATTCAACTTTCATCGAAGCGCTTACCTTGTTTGCATCTCTTTCAAGCGACCAGATATCTAATCCGATTGGACTAGACAGGCGACAGTCGAAAAACAGGACAGCACGCAATACGACCTCTGTATTTTCAGTATTTTTGATAACTTGATTAGTATTTTGTACATGAATGTCATTCAAAGCATAGGTTTCGTACATTGGCTTTTGATATATATCGATAGATGTCGGTATTTTCAAAATGGCATTGTCGGAAAGAATCCGCCGTGGAATGGGTCTGAGCATACCGCTATACCTCTATACAAAAGTCCTGTTTGCTCTAACAAGCCATAAACAGCAGGACAAACGGCATTTGCATAACGCCTGCCTTCTGCTCTTTGCGCATCCCCGACAGATACCTTACCAACAGTAAACCCTTGACCTGCTGCTCCAGTGTACGATATATCCAAACCATACAGTCCGATATATGCGCACTGCATTGCACATGCTTTTTTGAATAACATTTGGATCCATACAGGGTATGAATCCAACCCATTACGAGCCACTTCATACCCTGTTACGGAATCAACAATATCGCATGAGGGGGCTACGACATTGTCAAATGTTTTTTTATCAATTTCATTTCCTAAATAATCGGTAAAAAAAGCATAGTCTATATAGCCCATGCCATCACCTCCAAATTACGATCCTTTAACGATCGTTGCATTACCTGCTGCTACTGCAAATGCACCTTTTGTCGTATTGATAAGCGCTACTGTTGCGTTTGTTTGACTATCAACAGTTACCGTGCCGTTTGCTGGCAGATCTTTCCAACTGGATAAATCCTGACCGTATGTTACAGATGGATCTGCACTGTTCAATTGATATACCAGTTTTTGACCTAAGAACGGTTTAACATCTACTGATAATACAGTTTCATTTGCAGTCCCTGCGACTGATGTAACATTTAATGTACCCAAAACAGGCTCACTGATATTTGCTAAAACACCGCAACGACGTTTATTCAATGCAAATACATCGTAATAATAACGTTCATAGTACAGCCATTTACCTTTGGTTTGTGCAGTAGGAGCGCTGATCATTGACGTTTCATACACGATTGGAGCAATAATCGCCATCGGATCAACTAACAGCAGATTGATCTGCTTAGCAGACGTATCAACATTCCATCCATTTGTGAAATCATAAATCGTTTTCATCATGTCGGACGGCACTTCTTTAATGACAACACCGTCTAATTTTCCGACATTGCGATCAACATTGCGAATACCTGTTCCAGCGTCAATGAAACGAGTGATGCCAGCTGCTTCCTTCAATAATTTATAGATATCAGGTGTCATGTACGCAACCAGACGATCTCGATTGATTCGCTGATTTACCATATATGCCAAATAACCGTCCCAAGTTGATAAGATATTATCTTTATCAAGTACAGTAGCATCAGCAGTACCAAAAGTTTGCGCAAAATTCGCCAAATGAGATGCAACATAGACATCCATCTCCGGTACTTTTTCAAATTCATTGAAAGTCTTCGTGATATTTGCGATAGTAACAACTTGATTGGATTCTTGAATATCCATTGGATCAACAAGTGTATCCCACTCACGATCCATTTCCATCGTAACAGGCTGATATTCGTTATTAAAATTGCGATTGAAAGTACCATCAATGCTATCACGGTTAACAACACGTGCTCCGCTGGTCGTCATTGACGGAATCATAACTGTCTTGCCGTTTACCGGTTTATATTTCTGACTATTAGGACCAGCCCAAATCTCACTAAAATAACTCAAATACGGATAAGCGTTTGCAAGTTCTCTTGCATAGTCAACTGCATAATTAAGTGGTGTTTGATTAAAGTTTTGCATTTTATTTCACTCCTCTACTTTTTCGGTACAAAGCCCCAAATTTCACCAAAAGACTGTTTTTCATTGCCTTGTGGCATCGATCCTTTTGTTCCACTTCCAAACTGCGGCTTTGTTTCTTCTTCGACGTTAAACATATCTGCATATTCTTCTTTGAAAGATGAAAGTTGCTCATCAATATCTTTTTCTGAATCTAATTTTCCGATGAGCATTTCTGCATACTTCTCATTTTTAACGCCTCTGTCCGTCAGATTACGAATCTGTTCCTTGCGCTCATATTCTGCGATTTTAGACTCCATGTCTTTCCATTCTTGCGATTCTTTGTAATCATTCGGTTTTCCTTTCATCGCCTCATCAATTGCATCTTTTTTTATCTGCTCAATATCGCTTTTTGAAACGTAATCATTAAATGATGCACCGTATAAAGCCATGATCTGTTCGAGTTTATCGTCTAACTCGCCGTCTTTTTGTAAGATGTTTCTTACTGTTTTTCTTGTTAATGCCATAATCGAAATCTCCTTTTCATTGGTCTGCCTTGTTTTTACGCTTCAAGACGTCAGCGCATATAAAAAGCATGATTTCTCATGCTAATTACCTATTTCAATCATCTTCTTCAATGATGTTTGGTCTAGCAGCAGACTCTCCTAGATAATGCTGCATTTTGTAATCTGCTTCTTTGCGCAGATAAAAAATATATTCATCAAGTTTATTTTGAATATCGACTGGCGTATCTTCTTTTACCACTGTCGCTTTTTCAACTACCATAATAAAATCGTCATAAGCAAGTTTTATACTTTCATTACATTCTCTAACTTCTACCGGAAGAAGATTGTTTGAATATAATAAAATAGCATCTTTGATAGAAGGCTCAGAATGTCCCAAAGGTATGCCACGTTCAATTAAGTCGTCGAGCATATCTCCGATATATTTATACCACTCTTCTAATTGCGGATGAATCGTAAAAAAACCATGCCCTACAACGTTATGATGCAACACTCCTAGGTTTTGATAAACAACTTTCAAAAATGCAGTTAACTCTTCATAATGATTCATTTTGATCCCTCCTTTCTAGATTTATCTTGCTTTTCTTTATTTTTACTTTTCATGATTTTCACATATTCATCTTGTGTCAAATGAAAACCACATAATAGACATGTTACTCCATCTGCATGTCCTTGAAACTGATGTTTACATTTCATTATTGTTCTCCTTTCAAAATAAAAAGCGCCAAACAGCGCTAATTGTTCCAATAAATCTCATCATATATTTTCTGATACTTTCTACCGGTATCGTTAAATTCCCATCCCGGATCATATCCTTCCTCAAGAATCAGATCATTAAGAGGATCTAAAATATCATTAACATCATCAGAATAAATCATCTCCTCAGCGTTTTCAAATTTCTCTCTCAAAAATGCTTTTTGTTCGTCTGTTAACTTTATCATTTATTTCTACCTCCACGCGGATTTGCTTGAATCAAATTACCTGTATCTGGATTGACAGTCACATTACAAAGATTAGAAACATAATTGTGGCTTCTATAACCATTTGATTCTTTTTCAGTAATTTTATCCGGATTCTCTAATGTTGCGAGCACATCACCAATCGGCACTCCTTTTCTCATACCCTTGATTGGCTCATTACTGCTTTCATACTGCCCGATTACTCGATCAATAAAATGTGTCTTATATCCTGTTATCATTATACCATCTTTTGTGGTCTTTCCAACAAGATCTTTTTCAACTTTTGTTGCTACTTGTTTATATATGTCAAGCGTAACAAAACTTGATATATCGCCTTTTTTAACCGCATAATCATATCCTTTTTTTAACGTATAATTTTTTGCAGCCTGATTAGATTCACTAAATATATCCTTGTTAAAAGAAATTACACGTTCTCTATCTGTCCTTCTAGTTCTTCCTGTTTCTGCGATAAATAATTTCATTTTTTCCTGCTTGCGTTTTATTTTAGCAGATGCCTTTGCAAAATCATCGCTGTCTTCCAGTCCGGCTTTTTTTAATGCAACAACTTCTGTTTTTGCTTTTCGGATTTCTCTTTCAATTGCTCGTTGCCGCTGCGATTCTTGGTAAACTTCATCATTTTCTTCTATTTCTGCTTTTGTTAATGGCTTATTTACTAATGTTGATATCCCGGGAATAAACGGTATCGGATTATGCCCGCAGTTGATTCCGAATAACCCCGCAGGCTCGCCGTAACTAGTCGATGATAACGGTTTGAAACGATGCTTTTTCCCAAGTGCGTCTTTAACCGTTCCACTTCTGCCTGATGTTGAAAATATCTTTCCTTGATATGGCGCACACAAAGGGCGAGCACCAGCATGTTTATCGACTTGAATCAAATCGTTTCCATAGTCCTCATTCCGCTTTTGAACAACATCGATTGACATATTATGAACATTAGTACGACAGTACATATTTGCATATGCTTCTGCACTCCATTTCCTGCCCGCTCGATCAATATATCCAGACACATTTTCATCAATCATCTGTCGTATTGCCTCTGCAACAGCACTTTGTCTTGCTTTTCCTTCATATGTTTTTCTAACGGCTTCATCAAGTATTGAGTAACGTGGATCATTCATCTTATTTCGGAAGTTCCTAATGACATTTGAAATTGCACGGCTAAACGATTGAACGACATCTTCTTTCATAACTGCATTCATCGTCGAAAATGTTTGCTTAAATTCCTGCGATTTCATCTTTTTTAATAGAGATATAGCCTTGCTTCCAGCATAAGCCTCAGTAGCAATCAATACACCATTTTCAGCAGCTTTTTTTAATTTTGGCTCTACCTCTTCTAATGATTCATCTACAGTATCATTTAGCGCTTTTCGGATCGTTGCTGAATATGGATATTCAGACTGAATGCTTTTCACATCTTTCAATAATCTTGAAATTAGTTGCACCATTTCTTTCTGCCACACATCAATAGGTTTATCGATATCTTTTCCGATGTATTCCGCCATTTGTATCATAATCTGATTTGCCATGCTTCCATACATCGCTTCAAATGGCTCTGCTATTTCTAATATATCATTTCTAGTGATAACTGCCACTATTCCTCACCGCCAAGCAAAAACTCATCTACTGCATCAGCATTCACTCCGCTTTCTTCTTTAATTCGGTTAAGTTCTTGATTTGCTTCTTCATCTGTCATTCCTAACTTTTTCGTCATGAATGTTCGCTTTGACATAACGCCATTTGACATTAACATAATACCTTCGTTAATGTCTGTTTGACGGTCTTGCAGAATAGAATCATCAAACACCACTTTCACACTGTAATTTTTAGCAATGCTGGAAATCGGAACACCGTTCCATTTAACATCATAGAGGGCTGCCACATTGATGATCCCGTGAACGATCTGTTCAATCGCGTTTTTCACTTGCATCTGATTAGCACGTACAGTCTTATATGTTTTTGAATTTTCACTAATGATTTCAGTAGCAGTTTTCAATCCATGCGACTGATCGAATGTGAATGTTCCTGCACTGAATCCTAATTGCAGACACAGCATATTCAGAAAAGCATTGATCGCGCTGATATGTTCATCAATACGCAGTTCAATAGAGTTATCTTGAATTTTGAGTTGCTCTGTATCGTCTGTCGATAACGCAACATAAGCTTCGTCATTCGCGTCAAAATATCTAACTGTTCTTTTCGTAATTGGATCATGCACTGTTCGTAATGCACTTGTTGGCACAATAATCCTCTTTTTGCCCAACACAAATTCACGAATAAATGAATCATAGCAAATATCTAGTGCATGTAATGTAGCAAACGCATTTGCATAAACAGATACACCTAGCGGCGAGTTATCGTCAATGTTATTTGCGATAGCGGTTCTATAATAAGCAAAAAGGCTTTCTGTGATTCCATTGATTTCAGTACTTGGATTCAAAAACGGATAAATTTCTGCAAGCGGATATCGAAATCCCAAAATATCCTGCGGCTCCATTAAACCGTCATTGCCGATGACATCTCGCTTTTCGGCTCTAAATGCTTCATTTTCAATATAATAGGTCAGTCCATTCCATCGATGCCATTCTAATCGAGTATAATAATAGCCATCCTTCGCTTGTCTGCTGATGAACACTCCTTCTGTTACCTTTGCGTTATCCCAAGCAGTAGGGACAAACTGATCTGCCATACAATATCCAATCATAATTTGCCCAGCACCGGGAATCACGTTTCCATTACCGTCGCGCCTTTCTTCATACCAGACTTTTAGAGCGCCACCACCTAAAGCCATGCTTTGCTCGATATGTTCTTGCATTTTTGTCCAAAACGCATTTTTAGAAAGAACATCTTGAACGAAGTCATCCAGCGGATCTGTCTTTCCATCGTTTAACTCTTTCTCTGACGAAACGTGCACTTCGCACTGTTCGTTCCAAATAAGCCCCGCTAATTCAGCACAAACCGCTTTTTCAATGTTAAGCGGCTCTACTTTCCTCATATTGTTCGGATTGTCAACTGTCGGTGCCTTTACATAATGCCACGGTTTATAGAATCCCCTATATAGATACTTCCAAATAAATATCCCAAAATAATAGAATTGATTAAACGAAGGTACTCCGTTTATTTCGAATATATCTTTGAATTGTTTTGCAATCCCTAAATCTGCACCAGTTCTCTGCATGAAATTTCTCACCGTCCTTTTAATTTTTTCAAACACGATTGCACCTCCTTAAAGCACGTATCTTTTGTAAAAATAGTTATTTGCATAACGCGCTTCATCCATTGCATGATTATACGCATCTATCGGTCTACCGTTATCGTCGACACAATACATACCGATTTCTCTTAAAAAGTCATCACACCCAAAACGATCGTCATTCACAACAAAAAAGCGCCCATCAGATATAGCGCTCTGTAAATATTCAATTCCAACCTCAATTCCCTTGCGATTTCCTTTAACGTCCTTACCGTTGTTATCGGCTTTATCTGTCTCAATTCCCAGCAATCGCAATTCCATTCGTAAGGCTTTACACGCTGGATCGATCTTCCAGCATGACTCCAACATCTTAAATTTATGTCTACAATAAGGAACGAAATCACGTACTATTTCTTTGGCTTGGGTGCTCATTGCTTTGTTTGATCCATCATAATACCAGTTAGCAGCACGAATCACTATATATTTACTCTCTACCATTCCAATAAGATTACAGCTGATTGATGTCGCATCCGTCAACCCTCCATCTCCTGAAAAAAACATTTCAAATGGTACAAAGTCAAAAGGTAATTTATCTAATATATGGATTTGTTCATCAAACATCGAATAAATAACTCCTTGTGGAATTGTTCTTTCTCCTAGCCAATCACGTTTATATAGGTACGGATTCTTGATAAGTGTATCATGAAGTTCCTGTTTTCTTTCGGTGCTTAAAATCGGGTTATCATCAACGGTCCAGTGTGTCCAGTTTGTGTTTTGAACATTAAAGACATCGCTAATGACTGGATGAAGCGGAGCTGGTGGGTTGAGATCAGCAATATGCCATCTAATGTCTGCTGCGTACGTTCGGCGAAAACATTCTTGTATCATATTCATGTGTAGAATATCTATTTCACAAAAGTACGCACTTCCTAATGACAGACCTCTGATGCTCTTATCAGAATCAGCCTTGGCTCCACCCTTGTAATATACTTTCTTCATGCCTTTTGCGGTTTGGCATTCCAAATGGTCGCCATGATCATCATGTTTAATAACCGCTTTATTACCGAATAAATGAAGCAGTCCATTCCCATCACAGTCAATGACTAATCTAAACGCCTGCTGTTGTGATGCTCCTACTACTAAATGATTTACATCATTTGATATATTCAAAAATAGAAAATATCTTGCAATACATGCTGTGGTCTTTCCACTTCGTGGCGTTCCTTCCGCTACATCTAAAGTGTGATTGAATTTCATTGTAATAAACCTCTGCTGCTTATCCGATAACTTCATTTATTTTCCTCCATCGCTTTTGCGATTGCTTCTATCATCGGATGTATTTCTGTCTTTGGCTGAATTTGGGCAGTAAATTTATCAATGACGATTCCCAAAGATGTAGCTAATGCTTGTAACCCTGTTCTTTTAATTTTTTCTGGATTTTTCATTTCCTCTAAAACTAAATCAATCAATTCACATACATCAGATCGCTTTTCTTCTAAATGTTCCAAGATATTTCTAGTGTTATCCTCTTTTTTCTGCCGTACTTTTTTTGCAGTTTCATGATTACTTTTACATATCCGTCTAATCGTATTAGGTGCTACTTTATATTTTCTGGCAACTGCTGAGTAATTTTCACATTCAATGTAATCTGCAATTATTTTTTTCTTCTGTTTATCTGTCAAATGTTTTGCCATTATTTATAACACCTCCTTTTTGGGTAAAAGAAAAACACCGCTATAGATGCTACTTCCTTTCTTAATATTAGTGTTTCTTAAAAATACTGTCTAATTCTCGTTTTAGTTTTTGCTCAAATTCATAATCAGGATCTCCTAAATTATCCAATTTAATCATCAATCTTGAATAAGTTTCATCTAAGCCAAAATTTTCTAATTGATCCTTCATATCATATTGAAATGCCAATTTACCTAATACAAATGCACATAATTTATGAACGTCTTTTTCACTGTATTGCTTCATAATAGCCTCCTTTCAATAAAAGACTATCAAATTCTTTTTCAAAAAGGAAGTGGAAAAGTGTAAAAAAAGAGCATTCAAATACAGACGCTCTTTCCCTTTCACACGGATAATGTGCGATAGCTTTACTCATAGTTTTTGTTACGTGGATATTACGTCAGCACCATATGAGTTGCCGGATATTTCTACACTACCATAATACCACAGATTTTTGGTTACAATGTATCCTCTTATACAATTTTTTCAATAACTTTGTTGATATGCTTATATAAAGCCATTCGATTTGCATAATGATATTTATCTGCAATAGATTCATGATTTCGTTTCATAATATATAAATCCATCACCATCTGACGATCAACCGGATCAAGTATTTTCATCAGCATACGATTGACATTATTGATTCTGCTTATGTAATCTTCACGCTCTTTTAATACCTTCTCTTCTTGATAGAGCCAGTATAGTTTATTGTCTTTATATGAATCATTTGCATTCTCACATATAACGTCCTTAACTGCAGGAGAACTAATCCCCTGCAGTTTGACAGCAATTTCTTCTAAGCGTTCATTACAGTCAAGCACCATTTTGGTATAGTAGTCGTTACTTTTACAATCACGCTTAAACTGTTCTACTTTGTCCTTTATCGTTACCATTATGTATTTTTTCACTCCTTCACACCAAAATAATATTTCTTGAAATCTTCCTCGCCCACTGCTTCGATGGCTTTTTCAATGTCTGCTTCTGATTGGAAATAAAGTCCGCTATGACGAGTATGCCTATTAAACCATTTGTTAATAGAATAATCGTTGTATTTATAATATGGATAGTATTTTTCAATATTACTATCATACCATTCTTCATCGCTAAACTCATGCGCATATCGCTTAACCTGTGCATATACTTCTCTGCGTTTCTTTTCAAATTGGACTTCTTTTAGTGTTGGGAATGTATTGCCGATACATCTTCTTAAGTTATCAGTGGCATCATTTTGCCATGTTTCTGAATTGATATAACCTTCAGTATCAATATAGAAATACTTATCCCCGATTTCTAAATCCCAAACAGAAATAGAAACAGGTTTTTCCAAAAAATCCATAAAACCATCTTTTACAACATAATCTCCATATTCGTTTACAATTTCATTTAATGTTTTCATAATCCCTTATCCTTTCCTTTTTCGATTTCTAATATATCATCAGCACTAACTCCAAAAAGAGTTTGTATTGCTTTTTCTACTCTAAAATAGTAATCATTGACTTTTGTTAATTCATCATTTAATTCATCGCATTTTTGAACATACCAAATAACTCTATCATGCCATTCGTCAAGTTCTTCAATAGATAAATTATTCAAACCCCATTTTTCTATTAAATCAACAAGTTCAAAGTGTTCTTTGATTAACTGTTTGAATACTCTTACTTTATCGCAATCTGTATTATCAAAGGCGCGAAACGCACACGCTAATCCCTTATATCCATATAACACCTCATGCTTTTCTTTGCACAATTCGCATATTTCTTCTACTGCTTTTTCACATTCTTTTTTATTCATCATTCATCTTCCTTTCCTTGATATTGCAATGCTTTTGTAAGAGGATAGAACCGGTTTTCTTCAAATTCATCATATTCTTCATGAAATTTATCATAATCTTCTCCATCGTTATACCAATATGACATATAAGTTACGCATTGTGCCATGTCTGTACTTATCATAGGATTGCACTGAAAACATACTTTTTCTTTATCATCCCAAACCCACATTTCTTTATTTAGTTCTCTAAATGTGTATGGTTGCGGGTCAAAGTGTTCTTTGATTAATTGATAAATCGTTTTGTAATATTTACCTTCTCTATTGATATTGAATGTAAAATTTGCCAAATCGTCTAAAGCGTTTAACGCTTCTAAGCATTCTTCTTTAGTCAACATCTAACCACCCCAATTCCTTGCACTGCTTATTGATTGCTTTCAATGTTGACATATCAATCCCTAAATTTTCGACATAGTATTCTTCATATTCTTTATCAAATTCTAATATTTCATTGTAGTTTGGATTATAATAAATAATTTTCAAACCATTTTGTTTTAATTGCCATCCTAACTGCTCAAACATTTCTTGCGCTGTCACTACAATATCCCTTCCTCTCTTGCTACTTTTAGCAATAAACAAATACATTGAATTAGATCTTTTTTACTTCCATAGAAATTCAAATATAATTTTTTAATATTAGAAGAACATTTTGTAACTGTTAAAACCACTATTCCTCACTCCAATCAATAGCCTGTCCACATTCATGACAGCATTTGTAATAATTACCATATTCAGAAACACATATTGCGTTCTTCCCACAGTTTGGACAAACACATACAACGGGATTTATAAATCCATCTTCATCATAGATGGATGTTGTTTCTTCATCTCTCCAATCTTCATTAAAAGCGGGTTTCTTAGGTGTTGCCTTATCGACTAATTCTTGCAGAACATCAATCCAATCCTTTGCAATTCTATTGCAATAGCCTTTCATGTCGCATTCATTACAACTTGTTCTTTGTGGACACGAATGTTTAACTAATCTGTCTAATGCCTCTTGATATTTATTCATCTCAATTTCCCAACCTTTCCAACACTCTTTTCAAGTGTTCTATTTCCTTGTTTTTCTTGCTTATTTCTTCTCTCACTTTGTCATAGGCTAATGACATTCGATCATAGCGTTTCTTCAAATTCGTGTATTCTCTCTGCCACTTCTCTGCTCTAGCATGGGCTTTATCATAGTCCTTTTCAGTTGCTTCAACGGGTAAAACAGGTTTTCTTTCTTGTTCAACTGCTCTGCCTAAGACGATCGCGCATTTTTCAACGATTCCGATCTTATCAAAAATCCGATTGATGGCAGGTGCAGAGAGGTTTAACTGAATTAAGTAATCTTCAAGTCCGCTCTCTGTACCTATCATCATCTGTTTTATTTCTTCACGATTCATCAAAATGGAAGGTCATCACTGGAAATATCAACTGTATCCTTTTGATAATTCCCCATATCCTGATAGCCATTTGGTTCGTTGAAATTAGATTGCATGGTATGATTATACCTTTGAGCGTTTTCATTACTATGCTGCGCTGATTTAGGCTCTAGAAATTGTTGTTGTTCTACAACTACTTCTGTCAAATACACTGTTCTTCCGCTTTTATCCTGATAATTTCTTGTTTGGATTCTTCCATCAATACCAATCAAAGATCCTTTATGCAGATATTGCACCATCAACTCCGCAACCTTATTCCATGCAATGCAGTTGATAAAGTCTACATTTTGTTCTCCGTCTTTGCTTACATTCCGGTTGCAGGCAAGCGTGAATTGCACTACTGACTTATCGTTCAGCGTCTTGCGTAATACTGGATCTTTAGTAAGTCTTCCTATCAATACAACTCTGTTAATCATGTTCTTCCTCCTATCCAGGGCCATCTAAAAAGGTAACCATTTTGGTATTTCCATTTCATTTTGTGGTAAATACTCAGTTTTCTTTTTTGTAATTCCCTTAATTTCATCGATTGCTGATTGACTCATGATTTTAATCATTTCATCACTCATACGCATATGCTCAGCTTGTTTTCGTTTAATATTTTCCAATACTTTCATTTCTTTTTCAGAAATAATGACATATACATCTACTGCATTTTGCTGTCCAAATCGATAACATCTTCTGATTGCCTGATAAAATTGCTCATAAGAATCTGATAATCCACAAAAGATCATTTGATTACAATTCTGCCAGTTCATTCCAAATCCACAAATAGAAGGCTTTGAAATCAGTGTTTTTATCTTTCCTGCCGCAAATCCAATCATGGCATTCTTTTTATGTTCGGGATCATCTGATCCTTTTACTTCGACCGATCCATGAATGGCTTTATACAACATTTCACTCTCATAATTGTAATCACACCACACCAAACATTGATTTGATTTCTTGGCAATTTTATTAGCAATCCGTACACGTTCTTCTACACTCTGCTTTCTTGCTTCACGTCTTTCTGTCAATGTTTCAGCGTACTCAACAAATAAACTTGTTTCTTCAGGCGTACTTTCCACTACAATTTCATGAATGTTTAATTCAGGTAGATCAAATCTGCTTCCGTCAAAGCCTAAGTCCTTCGGATTCTTAATCATCATTGCCCAGGTTGAAATCCATTTGAAAAACTCCTTTTCCGCATGCCCTTTCAATCTCCAGCCAATCCGCTCTTGTTTTCCTTTTCTTTTAATACAGTCATTGATGAAAAATGTTGATAACATTTCACTTCTCGGCATGATCCCTAGAAATTCTGCTGTTGTACCGATTTCCGTATAGTCATTTGGCGAAGGCGTTGCTGTACAACATAGTTTGTATGGTGTATGTGCAAAACGCTCTAATAATTCATTAGTGGTCTTTCCGGAATAAGACTTTATGATGGATGATTCATCTAATACAATTCCACTAAACACATCCGTATCAAATTTATGTAATTTATCATAGTTTGTGATATTAACACCATTTACCACATCTTCTTGTGAACTGCATAATTCACAATGGATACCAAATTTATGCGCCTCTTGTTTCGTTTGTTCTGCTACTGCAAGTGGTGCTAGTATCAACACAGGTTCATTTGTATGCTTATGAACTGATTCTGCCCATGATAATTGCTGAATTGTTTTTCCTAATCCGGTATCTTCAAATAATGCTGCTCTTCCTTTTCGCAATGCCCACTTAACAATTGCTTCTTGGTAATCAAATAAATTCTCATTAAGATATTTTGCATCAAATCCACTTTCGATTGACTGATATTCTTTGGATTTTAGAAATTCGTCATAAGTCATAGCTCTAATCCCTCAAATAGATCGATCTGTTCTTCTGATGTTTCTGCCTTTTGACAATTTTTCACTGCCTGCTTGAAATATGATGGCTTTAATTCAATTCCGATACCTTTACGGTGCATTTTGATTGCTTGATATACCTCTGATCCAATACCAAGAAACGGTGTAAATACTATTTCTTCTTCTGCACTCCATAATTCAATACATCTTTCAATTACATCCAGTTGTAAAGGACAGATATGCTTTTCATCACGTTCTTCTCTTACAGAAGTACGATTCAGTGTATTTGATTGTTTAATATCCATCCATACCGGACTTGCATACTGCTGCCATTTTTCTACCGGAAACGTCTCATTAGTATGTGCAATCAAGTTTTGATTATCTCCCGGTTTTCTCATGGTAATGATATAATCGGCAATCCCTTGTCTACACATGGAACTATCTTTTTTAATTTGCTTATGTAGAAGCCCAAGTGCTTTGGTACGTTGCATTGCAACAACCGGATCTTTCCAAATCGTTACACGCGAATGATAATAAAATCCGCACTCCTGAAATAGTTTGATCAAGATTCCCGGAAAGTCTTTCAATCCGATAAAACCGTCATTATTTTTTGTAGTTGGAAGATCCATACAGTGAATGCTGACTAACCGACCTGGCTTCATAATACGATACAATTCTTTAACGATGAATGTGAACTGCTGATAAAATTCCTCTGTGCTCCTGCAATTTCCTAAATCTCTAGGGCTATCGCTATACGTATATAAATCCTCAAATGGTGGACTAAAAATTGAATAATCCATGCTATTATCTTGCAAAAACTGCATTACTTCTGCACTATCGCCATTGTAGAGTGCATATTTTTTTGAAATTGCTTGATCAATTACTTTCAATTTGATTCCTCCTTGCATGCTATCTCGGATAATAATTTCTTTATTTCCTCATCACTCACTACTTCGCTTGTTTCTTCCCCTTGATCGTAATACCAATCCGGAAGTGGCTTGTCTTGCTTTCTTCTTTTGACCTGATCCCTTGCTTCCCATATCTTGATCGTCAAGTAGTGATTCTTGTATGTTTTACCCGTCATTTCGATATAGTCATCCAAATTCTGGATCTTCTTTTTATAATCCGGAAACTCTGCTTTCAGCTTCTCAATTTCATTGAATGATAAGCGAACATGACGATACGCGCCATATATATTCTTTTCATTCTTATCATTCTTTTCATTCTTATCATTCTTGTTTGTTGTTAGTTGATTGTTAGTTGATTGTTGATTGATTGTTACTTGATTGTTAATTATCGTGTTACCTTCTTGGTATAAATCGTAATTTAACACGATAACTAAAGTGTTTTTATTACGTCCGATGCTTGTTATTTCATGTGTTGATTTTAGATGTTTTAACGCAGTCCTAATCTGTTGGATTGAAAGCCCTGTTTCAGCGCTTAAACTGCCCAAAGATGTAATACAACTGCCTCTTTTTATCTTCTCTCCACGCCAATCAACATCATCATGATTGACCTTTAACAACAAGTGAATGAATAATTTGAACTCCGGGTAACTGTCGTACCATTCCCAATCCATTATCTTTCTGTGCAGTTTAACAAAACCCACCTTTTCCATACCTTACACCTCTTTGATTTCCACTCCGTAAATCTCTGCAACAAGGCGCTTTTTAAGCTGATACAGCGGTGTTTTCGTTGCCGATGATTTCACATCTTCAACAATGTATTTTTCGTTCTCTATGTAGGTAAAATCAGCCACATACTTGATTTCTCGCCCGTATTTTGATTTCTCTACCAATACGAATGGCACTTGCAATTGTAGATCGGTAATGACACCGGCACGCTCCATCAAACATAATTCACAATACCTGTTAGCTTCTTTTTTACTGTCAAACATGATCCCGTCAATACACGTTTTGATCGCTCTGTATTTACTTCTGTTCATCTCAATACCTCATCATAAAAGGCAGTATCAAGCCCTAATTGATGCGCATATTCCAATGTTGCATCGATCAACTTTCCCATTTCTTCAGTATTCATTTTTGAACTGCCTACATATACCTTGCATTGCGCCCAGATAGAACCGTTAGGTCGTTCTTCATATCCATACACCCTAATAGCTCTTACTTGCTTCTTTAACTCCTCTACAGCTTCCTGCAAGCACAAGATCCATTCAAATTTTGCATTCGCTCTCTCTAACAACACACAATACATTTCCCATTCATCATTTGATGATGCATTTTCATGGCAACAGATGTCATGGATCAGAGACCATAAATAATTGTTCTGATTGATCGATCTCTGACTTTTGACCTCTTTGATTTCAATGGCATACTCTTTTTTCTTCAATGCTTCTATCCATTTCCGATACTGCCAATTCGATATCTTGAACGTGATTTCCATGTCGCCGTCTTCATCTATCGATCGTCTGATGAAATTTCCGATCACTTTCATTTTCTATACACCCTTTCTCTATCTGAAAAGTCGGGATAATGCTTTTCTAAATACGCCTTGATAAAGGCCAGATAATACGGACGATTGATGCTCTGATCCGTCATATAATGGCAATTTTGACATAGTGTAACGATATTCTGTTCAATGCCCAATCCGCCTTTGGAACGTGGGATATAATGAGCATTCGGCATGGCAGAAGATGAGCCGCAGATGATACATCTTTGCCCATCTCTTTCCCATACTGCCCGTTTTACTTTTGCCGTTATATCACACGCTCTGCTGCGCTTGCTTTTCATTTTTTTCTTTCTTCTTCTGGATCAAAAGATCCATAACGTTCAATAATCGTCCCAGTTCACTATGATCTAATTGCGTTACATCTGTCGTTTCTATGTAAGCATGTTTTAATACGAAATCTGTAATTGATTTGTCTTTCATGTCAATGCCAAGCGGCGCCATTGCCTTTAGTAGCAGTTGATAGCGTTCCATCTGTGCCGTTCTTGTTTCGTCCATCGGATATTCCTTTTTCGTGCTCTTACGTTCTTCTTCCGGCAGATCTTCTCCGGCATAGATATATAACCCTAATCCATGTCTTGCTAATGCTTTTGTCAGACTTCTTTGGATTGCTTTATTTACGTCAAATGAAGTTACTTTATCAAGAGCGATCGACTTGTTTTTGAAGTCCATGACCGGCAATTCCTCGATATGTTCCAAGCCATTGATCGTTACGCCTGTCTTGACCCAACACGTCATGCCGTCGGTAAAGTAATTTACTTCTCCATAATCGGTCATACGCTCATATATCGTATAATTCGCATCCGGATAATGCTTTTTTACTTCGCCCCATGCAAATGCCCATGACAGGTAAGAAAGTCCGTTTTTCTTCTCTACCTTATCATTGACATTGATCGCATTTAGAATGTTGAAAACCGATTCATTCTCATTTTCATTTGGGACATCCATTGTATTTATTTCACTCAAGATTTCTTTAGTCGTTGTGCTTTTCATCTGTCTTCTCCTTCAACTGTTCTTTTAATGATTCGATTTTAAGATTTTTGAAATAGATTTCATCTTCCAGAGAACGGATCTTCTCTGCCATTGTCTTTAATACGGTCATGATGTAGTTTTCTTTCATATGTTCCTCCTAATAGAGATGCGCTCTTATGTTTTTTGCAGAAGGTTCTGCTTCGACTGTTTCTAATTCCTCAAGCAAGCACTCCAAGCATTCGATCGTTCCATCTTGCAGTTCTTTATAACGATCTCCCACATGCAGCACTTCCCCGCAGATATCACATTGATACACCGGTACATAGTCCGGATCTCTTCTGTCCATCATAATTTCATCACCTCTTGTTTTTGTTCCTGTATGAATTTTTTGAATGTATATTCGCTCATTAAATGCTTCATTGCTCGCTTATGGCGTTCATTCAAAGTGTGCTGTGCTTCTTCAACTGTATTTGCAATGAAATACCCTTTCCCCGATGAATAACTGCATATCGGCAATAGATCTTCTCTTATCAGCAGCTCGATTGCTTTTCTGTTCGTACGATCGGAAACTCCGGTTATTTGTTTTAGCGTACTTCTACTGATTGCATTTTCCTTTCCTGCTTTCAGATTTAACTTGATGATGGCTTTGACTTCTTCGATGCTTTTCATGAGTAGATCCACTCCGCAAATCCAATCAAAGCGAATACCAGTATTGCAATGCGCCAAGTCAAGCCATATATGATTGATGGTAATAGTTTAATTTGCTTTTTTATCATTTCCGTTTCCTCCATGTACTTCTCTCCAAATATCTATGATTTCATCTGTTCTTGGCTCTTCTGCCCACACTTGGCGCAACAACAATGGTGTATTACGTCCATTTACAGCATAATATTGAATCAGATGAAACATCGCATCGATTCCTTCTTCCTTAGAATCATAATGCCGGTACTCTCCGCTACCATCTAATGTAATAATCCCGGCAGGATTGTTATGATTTATCCATACCTCGCTTGTCCCTCTTGCGGTTTCGAGCAGGAACATAGCATATGCAAATCCAGGATCAATATCAGGATAGTTTATCGCTACATTTCTAAATGTCTCATCAGGAATAGCAGCAATGTCTGTTATAGGCATATCAATGTGAGTATTCTGATTGATCTCGTTGTTTAACTCCGCTTTCATAACTGCATTTTCCGATCTAAGTTTTTCGATTTCTGTGATCATTACAGCATTTTTCTCGATCGTTTTTCCCTGTATCTCTCTTAACGTGATGATCTTATTTTCTGCGGTATTTAACTTTCCTTGTAAATTAGCACATCCAAAATATGCAACGGCATATCCGGATAGCGCTATAATCGGTAATATCTTTTTATTCATTTTGTTTTCCTCATATTTTTGTGTTAAAATAGATATGACGATTTTGGTGATTTTTCGTCATTGCTGATGTTTGCTTGTTGATTGTTAAACATCAGCATTTTTATTTTGCCTGTTTTAACTATTTCTTCTACTTCCCTTCGACTAATCAGGTACTTGCCTTTTGCATTGCCTGGCTTTACCACACACACTCCAAACGGACAAATCCCTGCTTTGATCCACGCTCTTATACATTCTGCAGATATTTCATTGTTGAATGCATTTGCTGCTTCTTGCGGTGTCATGAATAATTTTCTATTCACTGAAATCACCTACATTCAAATTCTCAATCATATTTGCAATATCTGTCTGAATTGCAATATTTTCCCAAAATTGTGCGGTAAATTCTTTTAACCTAAGCACCTCGCTTCTGCTCAACTTACCATCAGCCAATGCTTTATGCAATGTATTCATATAATCACTTTGCGACTGAATAACACTTGGCATCATATAGCCAGTGGTAAGCAAATCCTGTGGTATATATCCATTCGGGTGCTTGCATTTCCCGATTGGGCACATCTGTGCACAATACTCTTCTTTCAAAATTGGATCGTGAAGATAAGCAGAAATTGATACAATCACATCTGGCGATGGTGTCTGCATTCCATTTACCAATTTTGAAATGGTCGCTTCTGAATACCCTACATACTTTGCAATGTTGCAATTTGAATAAGATTTTTTATCATGAGTTTTCGCAATCGTTCTATCAATTGCATTTTTAATCAGATTCATATCATCTTTCCTTTCTTTCAAAAACTGCTATGTTTCCTTTCTTTACTGGAAAATCTGAAATTGACTATACTTGCTATAATGTAATCGTCATTAACTGGTATAAAACTGCGTCCAATCAAAACCTAGAAGCTCGCCTAATTTCTGTGCAGTCTTAGGTTTAGGCGTTCGTTCTCCGCGTTCGTATTTGACGATTGCAGTTGAAGTAACTCCTAGATACTGTGCGACTTCTTCTTGAGTTAATGACTTCTGCTTTCTAGCATCAATTAGCCACGCTCTCATATTTCTCACTTCCTTTCCGTTTCGGCTACCTTATAGCCATCATCAGCAGGGCTGTATCTCCCTGTACGGATTTTTTGGTATGACATAAAACCGTTTATTTGATATGATTTGCTTGAGGTGATTTTATGTTCTATTTATTAGCACAGTATCGGATTCTAAAATATGTCCTTTTTTACCACATTAGAGAAAACCTACCTTTTGACAGTCAATTAGCCATCCCTCTTGAAGATATACAAAAGGCTTTATCTATAAGTAATCTTAAAATTTACTATCATGCGATGTGTCTAGCAAAATGCGGTTATCTAAACCACGATTTAGGAAAAGATAATAAACATATTTTCATAGGTACGAAAAAGGGATGGCTGTATTTCAATGAGCTACATTCAAAATTATGGAAAATCATATTTGAATGTATTTGGGCAATTGCTCTTATTTTTGTTGGCTATATAATCGCTCTAATTTTTTAATGAATAAACGCATGAGTTTAATTTTTCTTACTTCTTTCTCATCAGGTAAACCAAATTCTTTATAAATAAATTTAGCCTCTTCACGTGTCATGTTTGAAATGTCAAAGCGATATAATATTGTGTTTATACTTGCTTCCTGTCTATGTTGGTTCATATATTCAAACAATGACATATGTACTCTTGCGATTAAATCCCTACGTGCGGTCAATCCTTTTCTTCTAGACAGCTGCTCTGTTTTATCAAGTTCTGATTGAAGCGATGGCACTAACTCTACTATCCTATCAACAGATGTTAAATAATCGAAGTTGAACCTTATATCATTCGTATCTATTCTTTTCAGGTCCTCTATGATATTCATTTTTTATACCTCTCCTTCTGTTTTTTATGACAGAACGTCATATCTTGATTAAATAATATTCCATTTAGGATATTTTGTCAATATAAAATATGACATTTTGTATTATTTTTGAATTAGTGCAACATTGCTGACAAATTGTCTGATAAAATACAGATAAAGGTAGGTGTTTTATGTTCAGTCTTAAACTAAAAGAATTAAGAAAAAGTCGTAACTTAACACAAATTGAAATGGCTACTATGTTGAATGTAACTCAGGCTGCATATAGTAAATGGGAATCGGGTCAACGGGAACCTAATTTCGAAATTTTAATTACACTTTCTGCCTTTTTCAATGTTTCTATTGATTATCTGTTAGATAACGAAACAGGAGTGAAAAATACACCACTTTCAAAAGATATTCAAGAGATAGTGACAGCAATGGAAAATTCAGATAGCGATATTAGAAATCGTATGAATGTTACTCTTAAATCTGCGTTCCCTGAGGCTTTCGCTAAGCCTACCAGCAAGTCGAAACCTATTAAGGAGGATATTGATAAGTATTCTTATGAATGGGCGCTAGGCGTGCTAGAACGCCATGATATGCAGCTGTTCAACTTCTTAAAAGATGATAACTCTAAAATAAGCAAAGAGGATATCATTAAAATCGCTAAAGGATTAGAAGATTAGGAGGATTAAATTCATGGGGATTAGATTTAGAAAAAGCGTTAATGTCGGACCTTTAAGAATCAATTTAAGCAAATCCGGCATCGGTTACAGTGTTGGCACAAAACATTATCGTGTTACCAAAACTGCTAATGGTAGAATAAGAAAAACTGCAAACTTAGGCGGCGGAATCAATTATGTTAAAGAAGAATCTATCAAAAAGAAATCTGATGAAAGCATAAACAATGGCGCCAATAACAAGATGCCTGATGATCCAAATAAGAAGAATAGTAAGCGACTAATTAAAGTGCTTTTGACGATTTTCTTCCCGCTCGGATTATTATATTTTGTTTGGAAAAACGATGAACGAAAAAAAGGAATGAAAATATTATTAAGTGCTCTATTACTTTTCTATGTATCTTTCCATGCTACTCTATGTTATAGATTGGCTAATCCAGAGGCATTCAATGAAGAAAAAATTGCTGAAAAGAAAGAATCTGATAAAAATGATAATGTATCTGACAATAAATCAGATAATGAAAATCAAAATCCAGAAGAAGAACAAGCGCCAACGGAAGAACAATCTACACCTGATACAAATGATGCTCCAACCCAAACTCCTGAAAGCAATACGCCTAGTGAGCAAGAGCAGCCAACACAGACTCCAGTTGTTAATACACCGCCAGTAGTGGAAGAACAACCTACTCAATCGCCTGCTCAACCTCAAGAACCTGTAACTAGCATGGTATGGGTTGCAGGAACAGATTATGTTGGTAAGTATCATTCACGAGCAAGTTGTAGTAATATGACAAGCCCTATTCAGTTAACTAGAGATGAAGCGATTGCAAGAGGTTATACGCCTTGTAAAAAGTGTTATTAAGCAGTTCCTAAAAAAGTTGCGTATTTTGCAAAAAAATATGCAACTTTTTATTATTGTTACAAAGTTAATGTAATAATAAATGATATACTCACGTTGAGGTGAGTAAAATGATTTGGAATAAGATTAAAGCAGCACTCGATTATAGCTCAGGAAAGGATATCTATCAATTGCTCAATACGCATAATATAGAAATTCGTTATGATCGTTTTGAAAGCATCTATGCTGTAATTGCCATTGGGAATAAAACAATCATATGGATAGATTCAAGACTTCCCTATCAAATCAAAGAATTTGTATTATGGCATGAATTGGGGCATTATCTAATAGATTACAAACATGGTGTGTTTACTTTTCATAAGTATCCATGCAAATCAGAACTACCAGTAAACATCTTTGCATGCCTAAAGGTTGGAATTAGCATGCAGGAATGGATACAAAGCGGGTGTCCTAAAAATATTGCAGTTTCTGTTTTTGATTATTTAACACAAAATGTTTATATTCCCGAAAGATTAGGGGAGTAAAACTTTGCTAATATGATAGAGAGGTGATAAAATGGCTAGAACAAAAAAGAGAACACGAAATGCGAACGGAGAAGGAACTATCTATCATTTAGGTGGAAAGTCTAGATCAAGACCGTGGGTCGCTAAAATTCCTGAAGGTATTGAATTTGATCCACACTTAAAAAAGGGATATCGTCAAAAATACAAAACGATCGGATACTATGAAACCGAAAAAGAAGCAAAAATTGCACTTCTTGAATTTCAGATAAATCCTACTCATTTTAATCATGTAAAGAAAACACAATCAATAAAATTCAAGGATGTTTATGAAATGTGGCTACCTATCGCTGCAAGAAAAAAAACTAACAAAACATTAGGCGGATACAAAGCTGGATTCAAAAATGCAAGTAAGATCCATGACATCCCTATTCAAAATCTTAAAACAGCACATTATCAGATGGTATTAGACGAGTGTAAACTTTCTCCTTCTTCCAAAATAAAACTGCGCTCACTTTTGATCGCTGTAAACAAATATGCTGTGCAAGAAGATATCCTAGAAAAAAACTACGCTGCATTTACAATTCCAATAACTGATGTGAAATCTAAAATGCACAAACCATTTACTAATGACGAAATCAAAACCTTATGGGATAATATTGATCTTCCTTATGTTGATACGATCCTTATCATGATTTATTCAGGTTATCGTATCAATGAACTTCTAAATCTGATCTGTGGTGTCAACGTTGATCTAGATAAAAACATCTTTATAGGCGGTTTCAAAACAAAAGCAGGAAAAAATAGAATTGTCCCCATTCATCACAAAATACTACCGTATATTCAAACTCGTTATGAAAGCGGACTGCCTTTAATACGAACATCACGTTCTAATTCTAAAATGAAATATCAAAACTATCGAAACAATTATTTTGATAAAATTATGAGAAAGCTTAAAATGGATCATCTCCCACATGACTGTCGACATACTTTTGCTACATTACTAAACAATGTTAATGCAAACAATATTACTGTTACAAAGTTAATTGGTCATAAATCATTTGATACAACTGAAAGAGTCTATATACATAAAAATATTGAACAATTAAGAGAGACAATCGAAAAGATCCCTGTGTGAGATAATTGTGAGATATAACCTCATTTATTCTTTCGAAAAAGTATAAAAAAAGTTGATAAATTCGTTATTATTCATATCTGAAATTATTGGTAGTCGAATTCTACAACCGCTAGTAAACCGAAGAAAACCGCGTCATGCGGTTTTTTTATTGCCAGATGCGTTTTTGAATGCTCCTTTGTCATCAGGGAATCATACTCATATTCATCATTATCACAAGCATAATCAAAAAGACCTTTGCAAAAGATGAAACATCCTATGCAAAAGTCTTTTCTGACATGATCAAAGTACGCTACTCATTTTCATTCATCCGACGTGCCTTATCTAAAAAAGAAACCTTTTCGGCAATGATCTCTAAATGGTGGTACGTATTCCCATCCTTTGCCGTATAGCTGTTTGCCTGAATTCTGCCTTTTACCCCCACAATGTCGCCGATAGCGCTTAGATCACATACCATTTCCGCGATCCCGCGCCAAAGTGTCACATTCACATGATCCACATCATACTCCCCGTTCATGTTTTTGAATGGACGATCCAAAAGCAAACCAAGCGTTGCCAGCTTATGACCTCCGCTTGTTTCTTTGATTTCCGGCAGCGTTTCGATCTTCCCAACCAAGATGATACTGTTCAGCATTGCACGAACCTCCTTTCACACTCATATTATGAATATTATTGGTAAAAAAAGCAAATTGCGCTATTTGCATATTACCTCTTATTTGATTAAAAATTCCTATAAAAAAAGCCCTTTTTTTGCCATAATCGGCATATAGGGCATATTTTAAGAATTTTTACTTTTTTTCGGATAAAGATGCACACAGGCTTTTTGTTCAAGATCAATATGAGCCAAAGCCGCATCAATATCCGCTTGGGTGATCTGTGATACCAGCTCGATCGAATCATAAAAATCCAATCCTGCGAAATAGCTGCGCATAAAGGAGATCGCAATTTCATCAAAACGATTCAGTGAACGCACCATCGTACCGTAATAGCGGCGCTTTAACTGCTCTAAACAAGCCGCATCGATTTTCTGATCGAGCAGTTTTTTCATATGCTCCTCTACCAGTTCCATAAAGGCCTGCGTTTTTTGCGTTTCTCCATACAATACGATAAAGCCATAGTCATTCCCCAGATCCACTTCATAACCGAAGTAATCATTGATGATGCCTTCATCCATCCATTTCTGATAATCCGGATTCAACGTCGTAAACATCACATCCAGCGCCAAGGCAATCGCCCATTCACACTGTTTGCGTTTTTTGGCATCGGCGATCCCTTCTAATTTATAAGCGATCGCATGCTTTGGCGTGCTCACATCCATTTCAAAGCGATACTCTTTTCGGGCAACCGTTTTCGGTTCTTCCTCATAGCCGCGCTCTACGATTTCGATGTGCGGAAATTGTTTCTTTGCCTGATTGCGCTTGATGATCTCCATAACGAAACGAGGATCTTTCGCCGTCACGCCGACCAGCAACATTCTTTGCGGATGATAATTGCGGCGGTAACAGTCCTCTAACTGCTCTTTGGTAATGGCCTGCACACTTGCATCATCACCGCCGATGTCATAGCGCATCGGATGCTTGACAAATAATGAAGTAAACAGCTCCATCAGCAGTGAAGTATCGCTCATCTGCTTATACATATGCAGCTCCTGAATGATGATGCCCTTTTCCTTTTCCACCGAAGCATCGCTGATCGACAGCTTCTGCACAAAGTCAAGCAGCAGTTCCAGCGGCTTTTCGATATCCTTGCTCGTAGAAAAATAATAACAGGTTTCCTGATAGGAGGTAAATGCATTGACATTGGCGCCCATTGCCGAAAACTGTTCCATTACATCCATTTCTTCATCTTCAAACATCTTGTGCTCTAAAAAATGAGCGATGCCTGCCGGATATTGAATCCGATTGCCCTTTGCATCCACTTGTTCCATATCCAGTGCACCAAGCGGCGTTGCCATCATGAAATATGATTTTTCATAATCCGGCTTATGCCATAAAACAACATGCAGCCCATTCTCTAATGTTTCTTCTACATAGCGCTCATCAAAACGCGCATTGATCACTTCACGCAT